GTGCGAAAGCAGCACAGAGAAAAGGAGATGCAGAAAATACTTTTGGACCTCATAGAAACATTATCGGGAAAGCCTTTCAAATTTTGGGACAATCCAGCAGTAAGACCAGCAGCAGAAGGCATCATCACCTTTGCCGAAAACTATAAACAATAACCCCTAACCCCTAACATCAAATCAAACAATATGGCAACAGCAAACAACATTTGGTACAACGTCAAGACACGTTACATCGGAACAACCGAAGCCGGCATTACAAAAGCCATCACCGAAGAGTACCTCACAGCAGCTCTCTCTTTCACCGAAGCAGAGAAGAAGACCAGCGAAACCGCACTAGCATACGGACACCGCGAAGAGTTCGACGTCATCGCAATGTCACGCACCAAGTTCTCAGAAATCGTTTACGGAGACGAGGAAGCCGACAAGTGGTTCAAGTGCAAAATCAATACCAGCATAATAGACGAGCGCAGCGGACGAGAGAAGAAAACCCCCATTTTCTTTTGCGTTAATGCAGACAGCGCACTCGAAGCGCACCACATCCTAGACAAGCATCTCAAGAAAACTATGATGTTCTACACCGTTGAGCAAGTGGACGAAACAAAAATCATCGAAGTAATCAAGTAACCACACAAGGGGTGCGGACTATATCACCAATCATTCATTCGCTATAGTTCAAATTACCAACAGTTCGCACCCCATCTTTTTTCTATCAACCATAAACACCCAAACGATGAACAATATCTTTGCCAACATACGCGCATATTTCGCACGTCTTTCTCACCAATCACAACAAGACACCGCACTACGAGTTCAACAAGCAGCCACCAAAGAGGCGGAACGTGCACTTCAAATTCGAGAGTTTCAAGGTGAACTCTACTTATCCTTCAACAACCGACCCATCCTCCCATTCAACGGCAGAGACAACGAAGAGCTAAAGGAAGCGCAAAACATCGCTGTCGAAGTCCTCAGCATCGCGCGCAAAACATATCGAGACTATATCATAGCCCAAGAAAAGAAAATAAGCCTATGAGAGCAAGGAGAAGTTCCTAGGATGGAGCAGCGTCTTCAAAATCAAGAAAATCTCCCACAATTAGTACAGGAAAGAAAAAGATGAACATCTAAGAGAGCTGCAACCCACCCATAAAAGCGCAACGGAATATATCAGTTATTACAAATATGTCCGGGCGGTCGTTTATCAGGAAGAAAAAAACAAAGTGTACAGAAAATAATCCGATTATTTTTTGGTGGTTGGTGGTAAAAGTACTATCTTTGCAGTGTAATAAATTAATGTTTCACCAAAAGTTATAGAATGAAATATAGCGAATTAGAAAAGAAGCTCAGAGCAGAAGGGTGCATCCCGACAGGAAGTTCACAGGCAAAACACCCCGAATGGACAAATCCAATCAATGGATTAAAGGTAAAGTTAAGCCATCACAAATCGCAAGAAGTACCCAAAGGTACCTTGAACGCAATCTTAAAGGGATTAGGGCTTAAATAAGCCCTATCCCCGAAAGGGAGACAAAACAACCAAATAGCGCGAAACAATGAAAAAGAATCAAACCAAACCACACTACGAAATCACCGCCATTATTGAGCTTGCAAGCGATGGTGGGTTCAACATCTCCTACGAAAGACCCGAAGGTTTGGAGTTCGTTCTGGCAGCAGCAGGACAAAGCGTGGCAGAAGCCAAAGCCGAGTTCTTTGAAATGCTCGAAGAATACAAACAAGAATACAAACAGGAAGGCAAAGAGCTACCAAACTTAGAGTTCACCTTTCGCTACGATGTAGCATCATTCCTCAACTTTTACAGCAAAACCTTTTCACTCGCAGGCATTGCACGATTGACTGGTATCAATCAACGCCAACTTTCAAATTATCTCAACGGACACCGCCACGCGTCTCCTGCAACGACACAAAAAATAAGCAAAGCGATTAACAATCTAGGGGAAGAACTTATGCAAATGGAGTTTGCCTAAGGCTTTGGTGAAGCAAAACATTGATTTATTACATTCGCTCTCCGAATCTCAATTAAAAACTCCAACAGCCCTCACTTCTAAACGAGTGAGGGCTTTCTTTTTGTATGTGAACATGCGTTCAATTCTAGAAACTTGTTGGTCTTTCGCCATAAGCACACAGAGAAAATTGACACCTAGCGTCAAAAAGTCAAGTCTTTAACACTATACTTCAAGAAATAAATAGTACCTTTGTAATAACAAAAACAAAGCACTCCTGGTGGCATTACGGCTACCTAGGGGTGCTTTTTGTTTATACCTAAACACTTACCAATCGAGCGTATGAAAATTTATTTGAGCGGAGAAATTAGCGGTCTTGATATTAGGGTCGCAAGAGAGAGGTTCACAAAAGCAGAAAATTTGTGGAAGAATCTAGGAGTGGAGGTTGTCAATCCGCTAAAAAATGGCTTGTCAATCGAGGACGACTGGATAAAGCACATAAGTAGGGATTTGGAGCTGCTCAATGAGTGCAAATATATCTACATGATGGAAGGGTGGCAAAGGAGTGTTGGGGCTTGTGTTGAGTATGATTTTTCGGTAAGGACGGGGAAGAAAATATACTTCGAGTCTAACACGAAGAGGAACGGGGAGAAGATAGCAAGAATCGAAGCTGCAATACACGAGGTCACGGGGCTGAGGCTAGAGCAGTACCGCACGAAGAGTAGAAAGCGCGATGGACACTTTGCGAGGTTGTTGTTCGCTCATTTTTGCAGCCTTGAAAAAATCGAATATTCCGATATTGCAGAATCTATTCATCGGTACAACTATTCCCCGTTTAAGCTTCAGAATTTATTTAACAACGAGATTCGACACAACCCGTCCTTTCGTCTTATGGCTGAACGCGTGGAGGGAATCCTGCAAGCTGTAAGGGTGGAACCACAGGTAGACTTGGGGGCAGAGCGGAATAAATAAGGCTCAACTTTTTTAATAGAATCGAAGGAAGAGGGAGGGCAGTCGTTATATTCGCAAAAATCAGCAAGGTTATGAAAAATAAGAACAAAGCAAAAATTGTAGAAACAAGTATCGGGAGTCTTGTACCCGATGACAAAAATTTTAATAAGGGCACGGAATTTGGCGACCAACTTATGGATGAGAGCCTGCGTAAATTTGGATTGGGACGCTCGATTTTGATTGACAAGAATAACCGAATCATAGCAGGCAACAAGACCGCAGGAAAGGCAGGCGAACTAGGTTTTGAAAATGTCGTGGTTGTTGAGACAGACGGCAATACCCTTGTGGCAGTTAAAAGGAACGATATTGACCTTGATAGCAAAGAGGGGCGAGAACTAGCACTTGCAGATAATGCTACAAGTAAAGCTAATTTATCTTGGGACGAAGATGAAATCATCAGTGCGATGCAGGAAATTCCTGATTTTATACCTGAAAGTTGGGGGGTAAAGATTGATGAGTTAGTTGTAGATTCTGATGATTTTGGGGAAGAGTTTGAGCTCCCCAGCGGAGATAAATCACCATACCAAAAAATGACATTTACTCTTTCAGATAATCAGGTGGAGACTATCCAAGGAGCTATTTCTCTTACCTTAAAAGACTATCCAGAAGAGTGCAAATGTGTAGATGGTAACACCAATAAGATTGGTAATGCCCTCGCAAAAATTATTCAAGAATGGGAAGAGCTAAAGAAATAGTTGTAAAGGTATTGCCGTCAAAAATCGCTAATGATTTTGTACGCAAACATCATTATTCTGGGAAGGTTGTAGCAAACTCTACTCTTCACTTTGGATGCTTCCTTGACGGGAGACTGCATGGTGTGTTATCCTATGGAAATAGTATGGATAAACGCAAGACAATGACCCTAGTTGAGGGTACGGGCTGGAATGAGTTCCTAGAACTTAACAGAATGGCGTTTGATGATTATCTTCCAAGAAATTCGGAGTCTTACTGTATAGGTAAAACTTTACGTATGATTAAAAAGCAAGCACCGCATATTAAATGGGTGATTTCGTTTGCAGATGGTGCGCAATGTGGCGATGGAACAATTTATAGGGCTTCAAATTTTGTCCTTACACAGATAAAACCGAATAAAACAATCCTTGAGTTTCCGAATGGAGCAAGAGTGGCAGCGATGACCCTAGAAGCAAACTTCAATATTCCACAAGTAGCCCAGTTGTGTAAAGACTTAAACGTCCCCCATAAGTATAGGACGAGGAATGAATGGATAAAATTAGGGGCAAGGTTTATCCCTGGGTTTCAACTTAGATATGTCTACTTTATAGATAAAGCATACCGAAAGAAATTAACCGTTGAAGAAGTCCCCTTTCAGCGAATAGACGAGCTTGGAGCCGGTATGTATAAAGGCAAACAGATAACTCGGATGGAAAGGCATGCTAAGAAAACCGAATGAGAGAATCAAGATATAACAACGATAAAAAGAAGTTTGGATTATTATGGCGAAGTATAGCAAAAAAGTGATAGAAAGAATAGTCGAACTTGTTAAGTCCGATACTTACACCATTGCGGAGATCTGCCGGCAAGTAGGGATTTCGCCAGCAACTTATCATAGGTGGCAAGAGGAGCATGAAGACTTCCACCAGATGATAAATGAAGCGCATGATGAACGAATGCAATTCTTTGTTCTTGAGGCTAAGAAGTCCTTATTAAAAAAGATACAAGGCTATGAAGCTACGGAGACGAAGATAGTAACAATCCCAAACAAGAACGACCCCTCGAAACCTGCAATAAAAGAACAGACGACACAAAAAAAGCACTTCCAACCCGACACAGCAGCAATTATCTTCACCTTAACGAATGGCGACCCGACAAGATGGCGAAACAGACAAACAACGGAGGTGACAGGAAAGGACGGAAAGGATTTATTCAAGGGGATGTCCGATGAGGAGTTAGACAAGGAAATTGAAGCGTTGGAGAATAAGCTTAAGCAATAGATGGGGCGAGAAGAGAGGGTAAAATATATGCAAGCCTTAAGGGAGCGTTTGGTTCGAGAGAGCCGAACGGATTTGTTGCGTTTTACCCTTTCTACGATGCCTACGTTTGCGCCTGCCGATTTTCACCGAAGATATTATAGGGTGCTGACCAAGTTTGCACATCAAGAAATAAAGAAACTCATGGTCTTTATGCCCCCACAGCATGGAAAGTCGGAGGGCTCGACAAGACGTTTGCCATCCTTTATCCTGGGAGAGAGACCAGATACAAGGGTCGCTATTGTTAGCTACAATGCACCAAAGGCGCGAAAGTTTAACCGAGAGATACAGCGTATCATTGACACCCCCGAATATCAAGAGATATTCCCCGAAACGTGCCTAAACTCGTCTAATGTGACGACTGTTGCAGGCTCTTGGTTGCGCAATGCAGATGAGTGTGAGATTGTCGGACATTTGGGTGGCTTTAAGACGGTAGGTGTAGGCGGAGCATTGACGGGTGAACCCGTGGATGTGTTGATTATGGATGACATCTACAAGGATGCCAAAACAGCTTGGTCTCCAACCGTTCGTGAAAGTGTTTCGGATTGGTACGACACAGTAGCTGAAACACGCTTACACAACGATTCACAACAGCTTATCGTCTTCACACGTTGGCACGAGGACGACCTTGCAGGCACGTTGCTACGACAGCAGGGGAAGTACCACCCGACAGAGAACCCTGATGGTTGGATTGTCGTGATATATCAAGCAATCAAGCAAGGCGCGCCAACAGACTACGACCCACGACAGGAGGGTGAAGCACTTTGGAACGAGCGGCACAACATTGAGAAGCTGAAAGCAATCAGAAAGCGCAACCCACATGTATTCGACAGCCTTTATCAGCAAGACCCGAAGCCGAGCGAGGGATTGATGTATGATTCTGGATTTACGGAGTACAACATACGACCTGCTACGAAGTATTGCATTCGCAAGGCTTATGTGGATACGGCTGATACAGGTGCGGACTACCTTTGCGCAATTATCTATGACGAAACGGAGGTTGGAAACTACCTTGTTGATGTACTCTACACGCAGAAGCCTATGGAATACACGGAACCAGCTTTGGCGCGGATGCTCACGAAACATCAAGTGCAGGAGTGTGTTGTTGAAAGCAACAACGGAGGTCGAGGATTTCAAAGAGCCGTTGAGAAGGAATGCCGATTGATGGGCAACGCCAAAACGAAATTTAGGTGGTTCCATCAAAAGGAAAACAAGGAGGTGAGAATCAATATCAATTCCGCAGCGGTGCAGAATCTGACCTATATGCCGCAGGGCTGGATGAACCTTTTCCCCGAGTTTTCGTCTGCGATATTGGGCTATATGAAGATAGGAAACAACCCACACGACGACGCGCCCGATGCACTCACGGGAACGATTGAGAAGCGGAAAGGCAAGGCAAAGTCGGATATTGCAGGACTTTTTGGAAGATAGAACTTAATCAAAAAAACAGAATATGCCACTAACAGACTTATTCAAAAACGGCTCTGCGAATGAGATTATTGCGGAGCTGAAAAGCAAGCGAACAACGGAGCAGCCAGATGCAGAACAGGCGAAAAAGGCTATAGACCCGAAGAAACACGATATACACGACCCTATATTGCGCCCCGATAAGCGCATCAAGGTAGACAATGGTGTCGAGGGAGAAAAGGTGTACGATGCTGGAGAAGAGAGCGGAAACTATCGCATCGAAAAGGTAGCGCGAGTATCGTTTGCCTTACAGATACTTATTATCAACCGAGCCGTTTCGTTTTGCTTTGGCAACCCCGTAGCATATAACGCAACGCCAGACGATGAAAAGCAAGAAGCCGTGATGAAGGCTTTTATGCGAATCAATCATGACAATAAGACCGCGACCTTAAACAGAAAGATTGCGCGTGCGATTTTTGGATTTAAGGAGTGCGCGGAGGTGTGGTATGTACAAAAGATGCCAAAACCACACAATCGGTATGGTTTCCCTACGGATTTCAAACTAAGATGCGCCTTATTCTCTCCGATGTTCGGGGATAAGCTTTACCCATACTTTGACGAAACGGGGGATTTAGTGGCTTTTTCTCGTGCCTACGCACGGGTATCAAGTGACAAGAAGAGTACGGACTACTTCGAAACGTACACGGACACCGAACACTGGCTTTGGAAAAACGAAGCGAATGGATACGAGGTGGTCGAGGGCTACCCAAAGAAGGTGGCGATAGCGAAGATACCCGTTATTTATGGGTATCAACCAAAATTTGAAACGGAGGACTTCGACAAGTTGGTAGACCGATTGGAAAAGCTGCTCTCTAATTTTGCGGATACGAATGACTACCATGCAAGCCCCAAAATCTTTGTAACGGGACAAATCAACGGCTGGAGCAAAAAAGGGGAATCTGGTGCTGTGATTGAGGGAGAAGAGGGCGCAACAATGAGCTACGTATCGTGGCAAAATGCTCCAGAGAGTGTTAAGCTGGAGATTGAGACCTTGCTAAAGATGATATACACTATCTCTCAAACACCCGACATTAGCTTTGAAAGCGTAAAGGGTATTGGTGCGATTAGTGGTGTCGCGTTGAAATTGTTGTTTATGGATGCACATCTCAAGGTGCAGGAGAAACGCGAGGTGTTCGATGACTACTTGCAACGAAGGGTGAACGTGATAAAGGCTTTCATCGGTCAATTTAACACGGAACTTGAATCAGCAGCGGAGATGCTGGAGATTGAACCAGAGATAACGCCCTATATGCTTACAAATGAGATTGACGATATTAACATGTGGCTTGCTGCGAATGGGAACAAGCCCCTTGTATCTCAAAAGGCAAGTGTAAAGGGGGCTAATCTAACGCAGGACCCAGATAGCGACTTTGAACAAATCCAAGAGGAGGCGAATGTCGAGAACTCGTTTTCGATAGGCGAACCCGTAATTGACGCTTAACGACAAAGGAAATCAAAAGAAAATGGCAAAGAGGTTGAAGACGAACATTTTTTCCTTCCAGGGATTCGACAACGCGCATTATAAAACCACGGCAGCTTATACGCGAGCCGTGAACGCGTTATTTGATAAGGCGACGAGTGATATTGCCGAAGCTGCAAATAAGGAGGACTACAACCCCGATAAGCCGTTTTCTTTTGATGATTACCCTAGAGCTAAGGCTAGATTGCAAACGACACTCAAAGGACTAGCAAAGAAGATGCAAGCCGTTATTGAAACGGGGTCAAGAAAGCAGTGGTTGTTTGCCTGCAAAAAGAACGAGGAATTTATTTCTTCTATCTTTGACACAACTAAGCTAACGAAAGGGAGACTTAAGAAGATGCAAGACCGCAATCTCGATGCCTTGCAGGCTTTTCAACAGCGCAAAGTGGGAGGCATGGACCTTTCGGAGCGTGTGTGGAAGTACACGGAACAATACAAGGAGCAAATTGAGATAGGGCTTGATGTGGGGCTAGGAGAGGGGCGTAGTGCACAGCAGCTATCTAGAGATTTGCGACAGAATCTGAAAGACCCTGACCGATTATTCCGTAGGGTGCGCGATAAGAGGGGGAATTTGCAGCTCTCGAAAGCAGCAAAAGCCTTTCATCCTGGGCGTGGGGTGTATCGAAGTAGCTACAAAAATGCGATGAGGCTTACGCGCTCGGAAATCAATATGGCATACCGAGAAGCAGACCACTTGCGTTGGCAACAGTTGGATTTTGTGGTTGGGTTCGAGATACACCGTTCTAATCACGAACCACAATTCAAGTGTAAGCTATGTGATAGGCTTGTGGGTAAGTACCCTAAAACATTCAAATTTAAGGGCTGGCATCCTCAATGTATGTGTTATGCAACGGCTATCTTGATGGACGAAGAAGACTTCGACAATCAAGAGTTGTCGGACCTCAAAAGTGCGTTAAAGGGAACAGAGTACAAGAAGTATTCTGCGAAGAATGCAGTCACAGATTTTCCCGAAGAATTTAAGAAATGGGTAGAGGAAAACGCCCCACGGCAGAGATCATGGAAATCCACGCCTTACTTCATCAAGGACAACTTCGTGGATGGTGATTTGACAAAGGGATTGAGATATATTCCAAAGGTCGAGCCTACTGCCACGTCGGTAGATTTTGCATTTGACTATGATACCCCCAATGAAAGTCTTGATGCCTACATCAGCGGTGAAGCTATGTGGCTGAACAACTACTTAAGAGGGCGTGGAGATTTTGGTGTCCTTAGCAAGGGGGAACAATCACTGCTTGACGAATTAACTACAATCACACAGAAAGAAAAGGTTGGAGAGCGCGTTTTGTGGCGTTCTGTTGATGCTCGTGCCATATTTGGAGATATGAGCGATTCAGAATATGAAGACCTTTTGGGTAGGCTGGTCTATGGTGATGACAGAAGAGCCATCATCGAAATGACGCAGAGATTTCTTGATGTTAGCGGCACAAAGCAAGAAGAAAAAGGCTTTATGTCCACTACAAAGGACAAGAACATTGCTATGCAATGGGGGGCATATACTGGTTCGCGCACACCTGTGTTGCTGAAAATCAAAACAACGGCAGAAACAAGAGGTATAGATGTCGAACGATATACGTTAATACACAACCCAGAAGCAGAGCGTGAGCAACCTCAAAAGGAAGTCTTGCTTCGTAGGGGCTTACAATACAAAGTTGTTGCGATAAAGGAACTGGAAGGGCATATATGCGTTGAGGTAGAATTGCTTGATAATGCAAATGGAAATAGTAAACAAGCCTCCACGGTAGACCCAATACAACAAGAACTTGATGCGCTGCAGCCTCAAATCGTTAGCATTCGACAAAAAAGTGCCGAATGGGGGCTTAACACACCCCTCCTTGACGCAGCATTGGCGGCACGAAACCCGAAAGACGTTGTCCTTGCCATTTTATCACTTAAAAACCGCGTGAACAATGCAATGAATGGATTAAAAGTGTTTATTGCAGATATGGAGGCAACAATCAAGGACGCAAAGGTAAACAAGGTCGATTCAAGCGATGTTTTTGCAGACTTGCAAGCGATCAAGGCAGATAAGCGTTATTGGTTAATGGGCAAAGACGCAATGAAGCAACGATTGGAAGGCTTGAAGAGTAGAATTGTGCAAGCATTAAGTAACGTAAAGGGTGAACGCACAGAAATACAACGAGCCAATGAAAAGGAGATTGCAGAGTTGTTAAAGGTTAAGCAAGGGCTAGATATGTCCTTTGATGAAGCCAATGAGTTAAGAGGTAATCCCAACTATCAGCAAGAGTACATTCCAGACCCGAATGGGATTTACCGAGACAAGCAAGGCAACAAGTTTAGCAAGAACCCGAGCTATAAAAAGAAGTTCACCGTCAACTGCCAATCTTGTGTCGTCGCTAATGAGTTGCGTCGTCGTGGTTTGGACGTTGAAGCACAGGGTAATACCCAAAGAAAAGGAAATATCCCAACCATGTTGTCACATCACACGGAGCTTGCGTGGGTTGATGAAAATGGGCAAACACCTACATCTCAACGCACCTATGGGGCAGATGTGCTTGCAACTCTAACAAACCTTGACACTCTCACAAAGGAGCAAGGGCGTTATCATATCAGATGGCAATGGAATAGCGGTCGTAGTGGACATATTATCACTTGCGAGCGACTCGTGGATGGTACTATGAGATATTACGACCCTCAAAACGGTAAGGTTATTACAGACTTTTCTACCTATGCAAGTCGCTTTAATCTAAGTTCGGGGATAAAGGTTTTGCGTGTTGATACACTACAAATCAATAAGGATTTGATTGCTGGTATTGTATCTAAACGTAAAAAGAATAAAGGGTGATATTATCTTTTCTTTGTAATCCTATCGAGTAGCAATGGTTCACCTATACCTTGCCAAGTATATGATGTTTCCCCTTTTTGTATGATATAGATGGGTTCGCCGATAATCGGTGTTTCCTCATCAGGGACGTTATTGGCAGGGGTAAACACATCGTATCCATCCCTACTGTATAGGTATTCCGCTGTTTCAAAGCCGTATTCTTGGGCTAAGTTGATGGTCTTCTTATTCGGTTTCATAGCCTTTTTGTTTTTATGTCGCCCCAACTCTGATAAAGAGTTCTTGATTTTCCACCAAAGGTACACACTTTTTCGCTTATAAGATAGAAAAAGGCAGAAAAAGCGGCAGGAGAGCGGAGAAATAACTTGCAAATAACTTCCAAGCGTGCAGCCAACGACTTGCACGCATTCGCGCTTATCTTTGTATATGATTTGCAAAACTTTAATATACAGAGTATGAACTATCAACAAATTCTAGCACTACTGGTCGCGAAATTTACAGGCGTGCGAAAAGACGGGTTGGAGCAAATGGCGCGCACCATTGCGCTACAATGTGCCAACGAAGAAGAAGCGAAGAACCTTGTCGAAAAGATTACAGATGCGCAGGTAAACGATTTCGTGAAGGAATATCGCAAGATGGTAGACAAGGAGGTTTCGGATAGCAACAAGACCTTTGAAGCAAACTTGAAGAAGAAGTTTGACCTTGTGGCGAAGAAGAACGAGCCCGAACCCAAGGAGGAAGTAAACGAACCCAAGGAGGGTGACATCGCAGCTATTGTGGCAAAGGCAGTTGCAGGGGCTATGCAGCCACTTCAAGAACGATTAGACAAGTACGAGAAGGGGGAGGTTGGAAAGTCAAGGCTTCAAGCATTGCAGGACAAACTCTCTGCGTGCAAAGACAAAACATTCAAGGCGCAAACCTTGAAAGACTTTGGACGAATGAGTTTTGATTCCGAGGAAGCTTTCAACGAATACTTGGCAGAGAAGGAAGCCGACATCAAGACTGCAAATCAAAGTTTGGCAAACGACACATTGAGCGGAGCTGCTGGAGCGCCACAATTCAGCCAGAAAAACGAAAGTGGAGTCTCACAAGCAGCAGCAGCCTACATCGCTAGCCAAAAGCCCGATGCAAATTCATTCTCGGGCAAAGAAGTTTAACCAATAACAAAAACGACTATGGGCTTAACTATTAGACGCAAGGCAGACGACCGCGTGCTTAAATCCATCCTCCACAAAACGGCGGACATCCCAGGCGGTGTCGGTGTTTCTGTTGAAAACCTAGGAGGCGGAGCGCTTTTAGAGGGCACACCACTAGGCAAGGGAAAGGATGGCTTGTTTGTGGTGTGCAAAACTGCAAAACTCGTCACAAAGGCAACCGACAATGCCACAACCTATGAGGTCGCCAAAGGACACCATTTTCAAGTGGGCGACCGATTTGCAGCCGACACCTGCAGCGGGCAGGAGATTACTGCCATCAACAAAAAGGACACAGCAAAAGACGTAATCACCGTGGCAGCGACCCTAGGCAAGGCGCTCGAAGCGGGCACTTGCGCCTTTGAGAGTGCGGGCGAAAACGCAGAACTTAAGGTAACCCCCGTTGCTATTGCAGGCTCAAACGAAGACGTAGTGGGTGATGACAACCTTTTTGTTTCCGCTTGGGTGATTGGCGTTGTTCGCGAAGAAAACGCCCCTGCCGTGGACACGAAAATCAAGTCTGCACTCAAGGGCATTGTGTATGTGTAACGCTTAAAAAATAAACAGTATGCAAAGAACATTGATGGTAGGGCTTAACGAGCGCGATATGGAAGCGGTTATCCGCACATACGACCTCAAAGACTACTACTACCCTTCGCTCTTCCCCCTCAAGGAAACAAACCGCCTAGACTGGAAGATGCTAGAGGCTCAAACAGGGCTTAAGATTGCAGCAGACCTTGTTTCGCGTGGAGCTACGATTCCGAAGAAGATGCGCGAAGCGATTAGCCGTATTCAAGGAGACATTCCCAAGATTTCTATTTCCAGAATCAAGGAGGAGGACGAGCTTACGGAATACGACATTATGGTCGCGATGGCTGCAAACAGCCCCGATTTGAAAGCACTTGTGGAGTTCTGGGCTGAAGATACTAAATTTTGCTGGGAAGGTGTGGCAGCGCGTGCAGAATGGATTGCGTTGCAGCAAATCTCACTTGGTAGGGTGAAGTTCGACAACACCAACAACGCAGGCATCGTGACTCAGCATGATGTTGATTACTTGATTCCCAAGAAACAAAAGGTCGGTGTTGCGGTGTCTTATGATACGGGTTCGTCTGCCAAGCCCCTTAGTAAGGACATTCCAGCGGCACTTAAAGTGGGTAAAGAGATTGGCGCGAACTACAAGTTTATGTTTATGAACGTGGATACGTTCGGCAAATTCGCCTCACAAGAAGAAGTCGTGAAGAAGTGCTCTACACTTATCGAAAGCATCACTGGTGCTACGGATACACCCGATTTGCAGACAGTAAACGCCTACTTGGCTAAGAAGAGCCAATTGTACAAGGGCTTGCAAATTGTGTTGATTGACCAAAGTGTAACAATCGAGCTGGCGGATGGTACGCGAAAGACGACTAATCCATTTGAGGACGATGTGATTTTGTTCTCGGAAAGCAAGGTTCTCGGAAAGACTTTCTGGAAGAGTCCTATCGATGCCAAAAAGATGCCTGGCAGTGTAGCAGAGAAGGTAATGCACGGTCACACGCTGATTAAGAAGTACTCGACAGAAAGCCCCGTAACGGAGGTAACAGAGGGTATCGCAAATCTTTTCCCAGCGTGGAGTTTGGCAGGACGCTCCTTGTTGATGCAGACGAACGCAACAAGCTGGACGAAAAACTAAGGTTGAGGTGTGAAGCAATAGTTGTTGGTCAAATGGTGGTGCACCACCGACCTCATGTGACACGAGCGGCAGCCCTGTATGATTGCAAGCAGAAGGGGCAATGCGAACGAAAGACCCGATACCTCACGGCTCGTAGGTAAGTTTCAACGCGGGAGCAACTATTGACACATCACACTCACAAACAAAGGCGCAATGACAAACAAAGAATACTTAAAGAAATCGCTGGCAGGTCTAAATATCACAGATGATGATATCGAGGTTATCTTGCTGAAAGCAGAACTTAAGGCAGATGCAGAAGTAGCAGTGCGAGATTGCGATTTGGCAACCTACAAACGAATGTCTGTCATCCTTAAAGGGATGATGCAGAATGTTTCGGAAGGTGGCTATTCCATCTCGTGGAATATTGAAGCGGTGAAAGTCTACTATAATGCGTTATGCAACGAGTTGCGATTGGAGAATGCTTTGTTTGCCCGACCAAAGGTGCGTAATCGCTCTAATATATGGTAATACAATATCCTCACTACTTATTTGCCCTAACAACGGGAGAGTCCATGCAGGACGAGAACGGATATTGGACGGAGGAAGAAGGAGAATTCGTCTTCCTGAGTAAATGTCGTGAAGAAACCGACGGGAGGGGGCAAGAGATACAGGCAGCCGATGGTACATATCACAAGTTTTCCTCAATTGTGCAAATACCGAAGGGGGATTTGATGATTAAAGAAGGCACGGAGGTCTATGTCGCAAACAAAGAAGATGGCACGGATATTCGCATTAAGGGTATTGCGCTGAAGTTTGACAAAGGACAATTACATTCTCGGCTATGGATATAGAACCACAGTTCACGCGCAAAGACGTTCAGCGTCGATTTGATGCCTTTTTGGACCAGATTCAAAAGCAGCAAATCAAAAGATTGTCGATGTTGGGCGAAATGTGTGTAAACCACGCGCGCAGCGTACCTAAAGACTTAGGATTTGAAGACCAAACGGGCAATCTTCGTTCTTCTATCGGTTATGCGGTGTTTGTTGATGGCATTGCCGTTCACTCTTTTTACGAAGAGGTGAAAGGTGGTACTGAAGGTGCAAATGCTGGTCAAAGGCTTTCAGAGAAGATAGGGGAAGGGTCAAGCGGTGTTTGCCTAGTGGTGACGGCTGGAATGAACTACGCAACCTACGTTGAAAGTCGCGGGCGTGATGTTATAGCGAGTGCGGAGCAATTAGCGAAGCGAGAGCTGCCACAGATGCTTGAGAAATTGATACAAAACATCAAACAAGCGGTAGAATGAAGACATCCTTTGATATTGATAGAATCGTGTTTGATTTGTTGAGTAAGTCGCAGGAGTTGAAGAACACATTGAAAGGCGGCATCTACTACCAAGACGACAGACCCGATGATTCAGCCGATGAAGATGTGGTAATAAACACTATCACGCTAACACAGGACTATTTGCCACAACTAGCAACAAGTAACGTGAACATATACGTTGCAGACCAAACAAGACGTATTAAAGGTGTGGAGCAGGTCAAGCCTAATCTTGCAAGACTGGCGAAGCTGACTAAAATTGTCTTAGAGGTGCTTAGAGGTGCGCAGGTGGAGGGATTGAAGATTATCCCAGAGAGCCAAGCGGTGTTGCAAGAGCAAGGTGCAAGGCAGCACTTTTGCAACATTAGGCTTGCTTGGAACATACAAACGTATTAAGAAAAAAATAACAGACAATTATGGTAACACTCGGTCTATCGGTGATTTTGGCGGGCGCGGCAGCTCCAAATGGAGTTATGCCTGCAGTTGCTACGATGAAGAAAATCGGTAAAGCCTACAAAGACACGGCAAAGTTCGGACAGGAACAATCGGAAGCCACGGAACACTACGAGGAGGGCAATGCTATCCCTGTGGTGCGAAAGGTGACGAAGAAGGTGCCTAAGTTCACCTTCTCCATTATGGATGCCGACATCGACACGCTGGTGCGATATGTCGGCGGCACGAAGGTGGCTAAGAGCAGCAGCGAAAAAACAAAGTGGGCTTTTGATGGCACGGAAGTTGTCGAAAACTGCTCCATTCTCATTCAGACGGAACAGGGCTTGCATTTCGAGATTCCCAATGCTGCGATTGAAGCTACGGTCAACGCGGACATGTCGGCAAAGGGCATCTTCCTTGTTGACTTCGTGGTTACGCCCACGGCAGTAAGCAGTGGCAAAGGACTTCGCGCTTACGACCCGAAGGAGGCGTAGTTTTCATCTTATAATGTTTCACCCATGTAAGCCCCATCACCCCGTGTGTTCGGGGCTTACTTCTTTTTTATAGGCAATGGCTGAGGATAGAAAGAAATTAGAACAAGAACGCGCAGAGCTGAACGCGCTAATCGGGAGAGGGGTATCCTTCGAGGTACAAGACGTAGAAGTGACAGAGAGGAAATACCTTTGGGGAATGATTCGGAAAAAGTGTCTCACTCCAATCACAAGGAAGTTTGTTGTCGAAGAACCGACCCTCGGGACACTGGACCGTCTTTCGGCTGAGTGGGTGGAAATGGCGATGGATGAAGAAGCCCTAAAGGGGGAAGACGGAATGCGACAAGCGCGGATGATGGCAAAATCACAAGCGATAAGATGTGCCAGAGTGATAGCTATTGCGGTGTTAGGGTCAGACTATTTGGTGCCTAAGCCTAGCAAAGGGCAGGAGGTGCGCTACGTCAAAGACAACGCGAGATTGGACGAGTTGACAGACTTGTTTGCGCGGAAAATCAAACCCTCGGAACTTTATCAGTTGTATGTACTGATTCAGGCGATGTGCAATTTGGGGGATTTTGTGAACTCTATTCGGTTGATGTCAGCCGACCGAACAACAAAGCCAACGCGGATAGAGGAAAGCAGCGAGGGTTAAGGAGTCCACACGGTAGGCGCGGTGCTATCTGCGCGCACTTCGGTTGGACGTTGGACTACCTTACAAATGGCATCGCGTGGTCGACGGTGCAAAAAATGATGATAGATGCGCCAAGCTATGACACAGAGGATGAGGAGGGGGAAGTAGAGGATATGATATTGACCGATAGCAACAGCGAGTCTATAATGGAATACGTTAATAGCATGATGTGATATGGCAGAGATTGATGGAGGTGCACTAGCCTTTAAGTCGGTGCTCAACAACGAGCAAATGAATAGCGCGGTGGAAGAAACGCTGCGTCGTGTGCAGGGATTGTCGGATGCCACGGTGGAAGGTGGAAAACACATGGACAAAGCCTTTCAACAAACCGCGGACGGCATCAGAGCAGCGCTTCGCCAAATAGGCGCAGCGTGTGAAATACACGAAACGGAGCTTGCGAAGCTTGAAGAGCAATATGAAAAGCTAGGAAATGAAGCGGGCGTGGCACTTATGGCTGGTCGTGATGAGGAATACCGCGCGATAGAAAATACACGTGCAGGGATTAAAGGCGAAATTGCGGTGCGAAAGCAAGCCCTCGATGAAGCGCGTAACTTGTCTAACGAACTTGAGAGGGAAGCCGCAAAGCGTGAAGCATCAACAAGGCAAGTTGAGGAGAGTGCAGAGGCGCATCAGTCCTTACGCGCTAGAATAAGAGGGCTAAGGGAGGAGATGGCACTGTATCGAGAAGCGCACGGAGACCAAACGGAGGATTACCGAAGAATGTCGGCAGAATTGGGACGATTGCAAGACATTCAAGGCGATATTGCGGCACAGGGTCGGGTGTTTGCTAATGACGAGGCAAAGTTTCAAGGGGTTATTCAAGGGCTTTCGGGGCTTTCTGGCGCGTTTTCAGCTGCTACTGGTGCTGTATCCTTATTTGCAGGAGAAAACGAGAATCTGCAAAAGGTGATGACTAAGGTGCAGAGTGTGATGGCGATTGCTATGGGGTTGCAATCGGTTGCACAGACACTAAACAAGGATAGCGCGTTTCATCTAGTCACACTCAACGGATTAAAGGAGTGGTGGGCTGGAATTGTGGCGAAAGCGACGGCAGCGGAAACGGCAGAAACGGCAGCCATAGTGGCAAACACGGCAGCTCAACAAGCACAATCAGCGGCAACGGCACAAAACACGGCAGTACAAGGGGCTAACACTGTGGCGACTGGAGGTCAAGCAGTAGCAGCAACGGCAGGGTCTGTAGCAAACTTCACGCTTGCAGGGGCTTTCCGTGCCGTAGGGTTGGCTATCAAGTCCATACCAGGCTTGGGTTGGCTCATTGCTGGTGTTACCGCGCTGGGAGCGGGTATTTCGTACTTTTCAAACAAAGCCAAGGAGGCGAAGAAAGCGCAAGAGGAGCTAAGCAAAGCTATGATTGAGGGGTGCTACAAGCCGATTGGGAAGATTGAGGAGCTATCGGCGAAGTACACCATGCTAGGGAATAACATCAAGGACAAGGAGAAGTTCATCAAAGACAACAAGAAGAGCTTCGAGGAGTTGGGTGTGTCGGTGAAAAACGTGCATGATGCGGAGAATCTGCTAGTCCGAAACAAAGATGCGTTCGTGAACGCTCAAATGGCTAAGGCACGCGCGATGGCTTATATGCAGACAGCAGCGGAGCAGGTGAAGAAGCAGCTAGAGCTACAAGCGGAGATTGATGCAATGTCGGATACATCTTCTGTATATGTTCAAACTAGCTCGTATGGAACAGGGTCTTATGTTCAAGGACGAAACACGGCTAAGGACAAGAAGAAAAAGGAACTAGCGGAAAGGCAGGCTGAAACCAGAAAGCTATACGAAAACGCATTCAAAGAAGAGCAAAAGGCAGCCGATGAATACAAAAGAGCAAGGATAAAGCAAATAGACACGGAAAATGTTGCAACGCCTGCCCAGAAGCTACAAAATGGGAAGGGAGAGGACCCATTTATTAAAATGCTCGAGAAGCGAAAATCGGAATACGAGCGATACCAAAAATGGCAAAACTCGGTGAATGATGAGGTGAGAAAGGCATCTTCTGAGGAGTTCGAGAAGCTTACGGAGGGAGGAAAGACCTATGAGGAGTTTCTGGAAAAACTCCACACAAAGATTAGCGCCCTTGCTCAAAATGATAAGACAAGTGCTCAACTTCGGGCGATTCGCAACGAGTTGGTAGAAGTGGGCAAGACTAGTGTTTTGGAACAGTTCAACGAGTCACTAAAGATAGAATTTGACGGAGCAAAAAATACACTAGAGCAATTAAGGATTATCGAGGAAAAGCGCAAAGAGCTTGCCAACGATGGTACGAGCATTGACAATGAAAAAAAGAAGATTCTAGATGATGCGCAGAAAGGAGTCTTGCAAACGCAAAAAGAGGAAACAGCGACGCTGCTCGAAAATTACGCGTCCTATCTAGACAAGAAGATTAAGCTTGATTTGGAGTATAACAATGATATAACCTTGCTGGAAAAGGCGCGAGCTAAAAGCACCGATGACCAGGAAAGAAAAAACATTGATGCTGCAATTGCTCGGAGAAAGGAGAAACATAAGGAAGACTCGAAGAGCTTAGGTGTGGAGGAATACGGGCGTCTGCTGCAAGACTATCAGAGCTTCGCGCAAAAGGAAGATGCTATTGCCACGGATTACAATGTCAAGCGACAAAAAGCAGCCGAAGCGCTAGCGGTGCTTGAAATCGACTTAGCCAATGCAAAGACGGAGCACGAGAAGGAGGAAATCCGAAAGCGGATTGCAGCAAACAAAGAGATGGTGCAAGAGATGAACCGCGCGGAAACGAAAGAAAGGCTCAACATCAAATTCGACCAGTTGAAGGCGTCCCCTGAGTATGTCCGTGCCTTTGAAGATTTAGACTTCGCTTCATCGGAAACGCTTCAAAAACTCATTGCAAAGTTTGAAGAGGTGAAGGATTCTGTGGGTGAGAATCTCAATCCAGAAGACGTGCGCCAATATATGGAGACGATACAGACCATGGTGTCGGAACTTAATTCGAGAGACCTATTTGGAGCGCTAAGACGGGGTTACAAAGATTTGAAGACGGCACAGAAAGAAATTACAGATTCGGAACAAGCGCTGCAACAGATACGCGCAAAAGGTGGAGCAGGCACGCAAGCCGAAGAGCAAGCTATAGCACGTCTCAATAAGGCAAAAGACCGATACAACAAGAAAAACAAGGAAGTACGACAAACTGAGATTGAGGTGCAAAAGCAGGTCAACAATCTTTGTAAGTCACTTGTCGAGATTGGAGGCGTTATCGGCGGACAGGCAGGGGAGATTGTGGCGATTATTGGTGATATCGGCTCATTCGTGATGAATACCATTGACAGCGTGAAAGCCGTAGCAGCAACAGGCGCGCAGGCTATTTCATCCGTAGAGAAGGCATCGGTGATTCTGGCGGTAATTTCAGCAGCCTATCAAATCGCATCTAAGATTATAGGGCTGTTTACGGAGGATGATGGCACGGCTGCTTACGAGAGTGCGGAAAAGGTGTATCGGTCGTACATTGATACGTTGCACGAGGTTATTGATGCCGAACTTGAGTTGATGAACACCATGACGGGTAAGGATGCGCAAGCGAAATATGAGCATGCGATACAGCTAATCAACAAAACGGCAGAAGCAGCGCGTAATTTAGGCAGACAGTATCTAGACTCGGGAGCGTCACGAGGCTTTTTGGGTATCGGTTCGAGCGCATCAAAAGGTGTCGAGCAGAGAGATAGTATATCTTCTGAGGCATGGCACGAGGCGCGGGAAGTAGCAAAGGCGCACAACATTAGCTGGGAAACGCTAGCTGGAGGAAGAATGAAGGGATTGTTCGACCTCACATCGGAACAGCTCAAGGCGTTGAAACAAGAAGCCCCATTGTTCTTCGCTCAATTGCACGAAGATACGAAGAAGTACATCAACGATATTCTGACAGCAGATAGTACAATCAAGGACACAATGGCAAGGTTCAACGAATCTTTGGTGGGGGTGTCTTTTGATACGATGCGTGATGATTTCCGTTCGTCTTTGGAGGATATGGAGCTGGACGCAAAAAAAATATCTCAAAACATCCAAGAGTATATGCGAAAGGCTCTCATTAACGACATGTTCAAAAAATCGTATCAAGGGGAGCTACAAAAGTACTACGATGCGTTTGCGCAAGCAATGCGCGCGGATTCAGATGGTGGAGCTGCGATTACGGACGAGGAGAAGAAAGCCCTAAACAAATTGCGTGAAAGCGTGGTGACGGGTGCTGTGGCTGCAGCAGAAGCCATCAATAAGCAATTTGAGGGCATCGGAGATGATGCAGACAAGTCCTTAACAGGTGCAGTGAAAGGGGTGACAGAGGAGACGGCAAGTATCGTAGCTGGGCAGCTCAACGCAATGCGTATCAATCAAGGTGAAGCAAACAATTTACTTCAGCAACAACTCACGACTCTCAGTCAAATTGCAGCAAATACGATTTATAATAGACATCTCGAAAAATTAGAAGGCATTTGGGCTATTATGAGTGGTAGCCAAAACGACCCTTTGCGCTCGAAGGGGCTAAAATAAGAATATGATATGGCAGAAAACGGCAGAATTTTATACACCTTAGATGGTAGAGATTTTCGAGACTACGGGATTTACGTTTCGGATTCGGCAGGTATCATTGATTTACCTAAGCTGAAGGGCGTTTCGTCCGTGTCTTGGGATGATTACCACGGTGAAGAGGTCGATTTGCGACACAAGTACTATGAGCCGCGAGAAATCACACTTTCGTGCTTTGTTAAGTCGGAGAATAAGGCAGACTTTATAGAAAAAATGTCGGCTTTCATCCTGCAATTTACGAAGCGTGGATTGCGTCGACTAGTGATTTATGCGGTTGATGGGAAGCCCCTAGTTTATGACGTGTATTGCAAAGATGGCATCTCAATCACAAAGAAGTGGAGCGACAAACTTATGGTGGGCACTTTCAAGCTAAAAGTGATTGAACCACACCCCATCAAGAGGGTTTTGTCTTTTTCTGGTAGCGGTCGTTGCAGCATTACCCTCACTTCAAAAAAGATGGTCAGCGTCTTTTGGGGTGATGGCACAGCGGATGAAGACGTCTCGGGCAACTCAGTAACGATATCGCACAATTACTCGAGCAGCGGGGCGAATTATCCTGTTGTAGCTGGATGCATAGACGAAATATACTCAATGAACACAAATGCTAGTATCGTATGGGACAAATTGTAATTACACGAAAAAACGGAGAGAAATACACCCTTGCACCCAAAAAGGAGGTAGCAAGTATTAAGGAAGCGAAGCAAAAGTGGGGACTTCTGGGGGATGACGTGGTTAACATCACGATGGAGAGCAGAATCCCCCAATCCTACGAAATAGGAGATAGTATAAATGTCTTTGGAAGATTGTACAAGTTAAACCAACTCCCAAAGGTACAAAAGACGGGGGCGAACCACTATTCTTATGAACTAACCTTTGAGGGGGTGCAGTACGACCTTTTGCGCGCTTTCTACGATGTCACGATTGAGACCACGGGGAACACGTTACAGGATGTGCAGGGAGATGCTCTCACGGGAAATCTAAGAAGATTTGCCACGGTGCTAATTGCTAATGCTAACCGCGTATTCCCTGGTATGTGGAGTCTGGGAGAGTGTCCTGAAACGGCAGCGGACAAGACCTTAACTTTTAGCGATGGGGATAATTGCCTTGCCGTTTTTCAGAGCCTTTGCCAGACGTTCGAGGTTGAGGCTGAAATAGTGCAGAAGGAGGGAGTTATCACAATAAACTTTGCTAAGAGTATCGGAAAGAAGCACGCCTTTGTCTTCGAGTTTGGCAAGGGAAAGGGCTTGTATGCGATAAACCGCCAAAATGTAGATAGTAGCAACATTGTGACGCGCTTAAAAGTGTACGGCTCATCGGACAATATAACCAGTCGCTATCGGGCAAATCGTCTTTGTTTGCCCACGAAAAGCAAGGGGCAGTCTTTTATCGAGCAAAAAGAAGCCGTTGCTAAATACGGAGTGCATGAAGCGCGAAAAGAATTTGAAGAGATAAAGCCCACGTTTAACGGACGAATTTCTGCCATTGTAGAAGGGAGTGTGGTGCAGTTTCGAGATGAAACGATGTTTGACCTCAACGAAAAAGAAGCAGATGGGAAGACTACGAAGTATTTAGTCGCAGGATTGAGTGCTAAAATTCACTTCAATACAGGAAATCTTGCTGGGTATGAGTTCGAGATACAAAAGTACGACCATGCTACAAAAACCTTTACGCTTAAAAAGCTAACAGATGATAGAGGGGAGGTGTTCCCCTCGGAGAAATCTGTGTCGTTTCAGTTTTCGGTGGGGGATGAGTACAAAATCCTAGATGTCGCTTTGCCAGAGAGGTATCAAGATGAAGCAGAGAAGAAATTGCTAGAAAAAGGGCTGGAGTATTATAAGCAGAACAGCCAACCACGGGTGAAATATGGGCTAAGTATTTCCAGTCGGATTTTGGAGAAAATTTTTGGCGGAGATGAAAGCGTTGCAATTTATAGTCCAGGCGATTATGTCAATGTAAAAGATGAGGGTGTCGGAGTAGAAAAAGCCGTGCGTATCCAGTCTTTGCAGCGAAATCTATTGAATATCTATGATTACGACTTGACGCTTTCTGACGTTGCGGAAAATAGCATCACAACACGCGTTATCTCTGAATTGATAACGATAGACAAGATAGCAACAAATAATCGCTTGAAAGACCCTGCACGCGCAAAGGCTAACTGGCAAACCTCAAGGGAGGTGCTGGGTATGGTATATGATACTGACGGGTATTTTGACGCGTCGAATATCAAGCCTAATAGCATCGAGACAAATATGCTTGCGGTGGGTGCAAAAAGTCAGCAATTCCTACTTCGCAACGTCGTCTTTGAGGCGAACTTTGGCGGAGATTGTAACAAGTTTCGCGCATCGGATGGAGGCATCGTACACCTCACTATCAACGAAGAGGGGGAAAGGACGTGGACGATGAGCGAGCGCATCGAAACTCTAGAGGAGGATAAGGGATATTATGTTTTTGCCAAGTGTCCAAAGGTTGGCACGATGGGAATGTGGCATATCACCACGCAACAGCTCAAGGTGGAGAACGCAAGCGACTCTGACTATTATTATTTCCAAGTCGGTATCATTAGCGGGGTGCGCAGGGGTGCGTTCCGTGATTTTGTCACTACCTATGGATTTACGCGTATCAACGGCAACACAATCACAACAGGGCGCGTGGCAACAGCCGATGGCAACAATTATCTGGATTTGGACGGCAACCAGTTTCGGATGGGCAACGACCAGAGCTACATTGACTGGAATGTCACAAAGGATGGGCAACTAACCCTTCACAACGTGCGCCTGTTGTCTAGTTCTGGAGACACGGCAGCAATCGGTGTTTTTCGTGGAGAATACAACCCCTCATATACTTATTACAAGGGAGACGAGGTCGCCTACACAGAAAACGGAAACACGGCAACCTATCGTTATGTGAATAGCACGCCAAGCCGTGGGAGTTTGCCTACAGATACAAAACACTGGATGATTGTTGCACAAGGGGGAAAGGGGAAGGACGGAGTTACCCCAATGCCTAACCTTTTACTTGATGCACATTTACCTCAAAATCTAGGGGCGTGGGGGCAAAGCACGAACAATGGAGGTAGCGCGCAGCGTGAAGGAAGTGTTACGCCACCAGTTACAGGGGCGCAAGTGTGGTCAGTGGAAGCGCGAGCAAGCACGGATAGCATGGGAGAGTTGCACCAAACTCTGTCTGTCATAGCAGGCAAGACTTACACGCTGTCGGTCTATGCTAAGGGTGCGGATAATGGATGGTTGATTGCGTGGCCTATTGACAGCACGCATTATGAGCTATATACAGCAACTCCCTTAGAGGAGACTGGACTTGCCAACGGATGGCGACGATATGCGGTAACTTTTGTAGCTAATAAGAGTGGAGATACTAATGTCTATCTCCGTGCATGGTATCATTCGACACAAAAAAAATCGGGTAAGGTCTATTTCGCAGCGCCCAAATTAGAGGAGGGTCGAGTCGCTACCCCTTGGCTGCGCGCGCAAGCCGATTATAAGGGGGGTAAAGGAGACGATGGGGTTGGAGTTTCGTCCGTTGTTACGGAATACGTAGCAAGCACTTCGAACTCCTCAGCACCACTATCTGGTTGGAGTACAACGATGCCCACATGGCAACAAGGGCAGTACTTATGGACACGCTCGCGCGTAACTTTTACGGATGGTCGTATCACTACGACAAATCCACAGGTAGACAGCGCGTGGAAAAAACTCTCGGACCTAGCTTGGGAGCAGTCGCACATGGCTTATCTCAAGCAGGTGTTTGCACAGCGTGCAGGCATCGAGGGGGGCTTGGTTTTTGGTGCAATGTTGCAAATGAGAGATGTGGCTACGGACGGAGCAACAGAAGGCGAAGTGGCAGCTTATTTGAGCGGATTGCGCTCTACTAAGGTAGGCAACAGCCCTAGACCTGCACTTGCCCTTGGAATTTCAAACTTCGGGAAACCTGAGGAAAGCGAAGCTATTGCGATGTATCACAATGGAAGTGGACACATCGGAGACCTCACCTTTTCAAAAAACAAGGAGTCGGGAAAGTCCACCCTATACGTAGCCGACAATAACGGAGTGGAACGTGTAAACTTTTCGGGAGAGGGTATGCCTACCATAGACCAACTTGTGGCGCGAGCTACCGTAGTAGGTAAGATTGACCCCATGTCGATGTCTGTCCGTGGCGTAAATCCATCGTTCTATTGGGATGTGGCACAGCAGCAAGAATCTCCTTATTTCCGCGCTACACGTGCAACGGGAACTCTCCGTTGCCGATTTCGCTTATCAAAGCAAGGGACTAATTACGCTCCTTGTATCTTGACCCTCGTACTTAAGCCCAGAGGAGCGAACTACCATCAACCTACGATGATACTGGGGGAAGTGACGGAGGGCGTAACAAGTAAGGATTTTAATCTAGATATCCCTGTCAACTTATATCCTGGAGAGGAGTACGACCTTGCGTTGGTGCTTTCGGGATACGGGGCGTTTGACGCGACGGGTGTACTGGAGATGATGTCGCCCTTGACTTATACGCAGCGCAATCAAGACCCCTATACTGGCGTGTTTGCCGATGGGATTGTGGCTTATCAATCCCCTTCGCAATACACCTACATTAAGGACGGCAAGCTCCATATCAAAGGTAAGCACGACATGCCAGGATTGCTTGCGAGTGGAAAAGTAGATAAATATGGCAACCCCGACTCTCTGTGGGGTAGTGCAATTCGTGTCGAGAGACGTTCCACTGGTGAGTATTTGATTCACCACGATATAGGACACACTAATTATAGCATCGTGATTACTCCTCTCGGCAATGGTCATCTTATGCAGGGACAACTCGCTGCGCATACGGGCGATGTGGCTTGGTGTTTTATTAAGGATTTGCAAGATGGTTGCCGTATGGTAAACACACCCTTTACCTTTGCTATCATAGGAAGTAGGGATTAACAAAAATGCCCCATGTCATCAAATTTTGACGGCATGGGGCATTAAATGTTGCGTATGTGCTAGAGTTTTCCTGAACGTTTCAATCGTTGCCACTGTTTACTGGTGGTGGGGATAAACTTATAAGCTTCATTGAAAAGGCGATATACTTCGGTGTAGTTGCTATCTGCGTAGGCTTTGTAGATTTTCTGCTCTGCTTCGCGAAGCACTGAGTTGGGGACGTAGGCGATAGTATCGCGTTCATAGAAGCCGTATTGGTCACGGCGGGGATTTTTTTTTATCTCCCCTAACACAAGTACATCTTTAGCCTTTAGAAAGCCAGGTTCCAGCCCTTTGGAAGTGAGAATATCATCGCTAAACATGAGCAAGGCAGGGATGGCAGAGGTTGTGTCTCGCATGGTATCGGCAAAACCTCGCTCACCATAATGATAATAGGAGGGTTGCCATATAAGGGACGTGTCGGGTTGATGAAAATATGTACCTGCAAGGACAACCCCTTGCTTCACGACTTCAAGCGCGGTCAGCAGCTTTTCTCCATCCTCTGTATATTCAGCCTCAGCAGCGCGAGTTCTAACGCCTTGCGCTGCTTCAATGCGCACGAGCTGGTCGGGGAGTATCTTGCCCTTTGTGTTGCTGGGTGTTTCTGGTGTATCGCTGCCACATGCCATGAGCAAGGGAGCGAGAAATAATAAAAAGACTAATTTCTTCATAATGATACAATTTAGTGATGTGGCAAAGATACAAAAAAGAAAGTACCGAACAAAGATAAATACCAAAAACGAAACAAGAAAGGTGTAGTTGTTATTGCCCCTCCCCTAAGGAGAGCTTTTGAAAGTTGTTTCAGACTTATTCTTCACCTTATTCTCTTTCTGCGATAACTTGTAACTTTGTCTATCACCGCTTATTACTAACACAAAACTATTAGCTTATGTCAATGACACGTTCGGGGGAGGTAGTATCTTCCCAAATAGGCAAGATGGGCGTAATCTCAGGACTTGAGAGTAAAAATTTCACACTTGCAAATGGTCAATGCTTCAACGTCAAAAATGACGGAGACGAACCAGTATTGTTGTCTGTCCAGCTTGCGGGGGCAGACGAGGGTGAGTACGTGGAAACGTATTTTGAAGTCGGTTGGAATCCAGAGATCATCGCAGCAATCAAACAAACAGACAACACAACGAATAATCTTAAATGGGGATTTTAATATGTCACTTATTATCATAGACACAGGCGGCAAGAGAAAAGCAGGCAAGCACAAGGACTACGTCAGAAAGGATGAACTTTTGGTTGATGGAAAGGTAAAACCAGAGCTACTACCAGACACAACACATGAAAAAACAGACCTCCAACCCCTCGCAGAGCGCGTGCAGGCTATGGAGGAGCGTGAATTCAATAATCAGGAGATGCTTGGCGGGTTGGCAAATATGTACGCCCCTTATTTCGAAACCAACGCTGTAGAGGATAAAGAAATCAGTGGGGATGCAGTTGAAAAGTTTGCCAATCTTCCTGACCTAGCAAAAGTTCTGTATTTGTGGAGTCTTCGTAAGGATGCAGGATTATTAATTCTTAAAAATTCCCACAGGTATAGATGCATTTCTGGTCAATTTTCGAGTATTTCTAACATGGCTCAGTTTGTCGACGACATAAACTTAGAAGTGTTGCTCTTTTTTGCTCGGGATGGTTTGGCGTACGCCTTCAAAAAGCCCCCGTATGTAGATGCAGGTGAAGACATTGAAGACCTCGATGCTCTTAAGGAAAAGTTGAGCGGTATGTGGGTGAACTTGCAAGATATGACATACGGAGAATTGACGAATAATTCCTATCAATGGTTCAAGTCATTCTTCGGGACTCCACGAACTGCAATTTCTGAAATCGCAGTTCAGAGTGTAAGAGACGAGATGGAGCAACACAAGGCGGATACAGCGCGAACGATAGCAGAGCTGCAAAGCAGTCTTGCAAACGCACAAAAAGTGATTGATTGGTTGGGCGGTGACTTGTTGAGAGTTACTACAGATGTACCCACTAGAGACGGCAGATTTGCTGCAACCCGAATGTTTCCGTTTGCTGTGAAGTTACCAGAGGGAATCCACGCGTACGCGCTCAAGAAAGACCAAGATTTGACAAAAGATCTGCTGTTTGAAATGATTGGCGATGGCAAAGATGTCCCTGCCTACACTCCAGTATTCCTTATGGCTAAGGAGAATAAAGAGTACATCCTTTCGCCCGCACCTTACTCCGCCCCTATCGACACTGGCTTTCTTGGTTCTACTCAGACCATCACCCCTGCGATGCGAGACCAGGAACATTTCAAGTACTACGTTTTTATCCAAAACAAACAAGGGTACGGAGAGTTTCGCCAAACCCAAAAATACAACATCACTCCTTACCGCGCCTATTTCCGTATGCCAAAGGACTATGTTTATAAGCCAGCGGAGGCAGCCACGACCACTGAAAGCTAAAGCCTATGCAAGAAGTATTTAACAAGTTCGCCATCGAGCATTTGTACCTTCACACGATTATTATCTCCTTTGCAGGGGTAGCGATTTTAGTCTTTGTCATGGCTGATTTAATTGTCGGCTGTTTCAAGTCGAAGAAGCGCGGGGAAAAAATCGAAAGTCTGAAAATGCGAATGGGAACAGGCAAAAAGTTGCTTCTCTATTATTCGATTTTCCTCTGTACGGTGATGCTTGACATAGTGGTGTGCATTGTTACCCCTTTCCCCGTCCTCTCGATGCTTTGCGCAGTGCTGATGGCAGGCGTAGAAATTTTTAGTATGGTAGAGGGCGCCGCGAAGAAGGCTGAGATTGCGCGTGGTGCAAAGACCGTGCGCGCGGTAATTGAGAACCCTAGCGACATAAGCAGAGGAATAGCCGTTGCAGTACTTAAGGAAATCGAGCGTATATCCGAAAGCAAGGACATCCCACCGCCAATGACTGAAGCGGACATTGTGAAACTGGTTGCCGACCTTATGAGAAAGGCTAACGAAGCACAAGGAGCTCCCACCGAGGGATAATCCGAATAACATAACAGAGTAAGGGGCGCGGAAACCTAACAACCGCGCCCCAAACTTAAAAGAAAGAATAAAAATGAACATATACCTAAGACGAATCGCAAAACGCGATACCTATACAATCGGGCAATTAGAAATCGCAGGTAAAAAAATCTGTGACACGCTAGAAGACAAAGATAGAGGGCTAACTGATAGACAGCCCGAGGACGTTATTAAGCGCATCAAAGTGCACGGCGAGACGGCAATCCCCACTGGTACGTATCGCGTGGACATGGACACAGTAAGCCCCCGTTTTTCTCGCTACACGTATTATCAGCAAGTTTGCGGTGGTAAATTACCGCGCCTTGTCGGAGTTAAGGGTTTTGTCGGTGTGCTTATCCACGCAGGCAACACGGCAGCCGACACGCACGGCTGTATCCTAGTCGGGCAAAATAAGGAGGTGGGCAAGGTGCTCAACAGCCGTGACACTTTCGAGCATCTATACAAGATGATGCATGAAGCGCAAAAGAAGGGGGAGGAGATAACGGTGACGATTGTGTAAAAGAAAAGCGACCAAGTAAAAACTTAGTCGCTTGAAGAATGGGAGTCGTTGCTTTTCTGTGATTGATTCTCTTTCGCATTTGGGAAAAACAATCTCCAAGAAGAGACAAGGGAGGTCAAGAACGCACCTATTCCAATGTATTCATGTCCGATGTAAATCATAAAAGCACCTAGCACGCAAAAGGCAAGCATTAAGATAAACGCAAACCACAGACTTAACTTTCGTGCGTTTGCTTCTGCTTTAACATGAGCTTGAATTATGCCTACATTTTGTTTCTCAATGGTGTGTCGGTGTTCTTGCTCCTTGGACGCAGTAGTAATAAAATACTCTACAAATCCAGGATGGATAGCTTGATATGCTTGTAAATCGGCAGGAGATGGAAGTATGCTGTCATCAGAAACAACAGACACTTCTGTGTTATGAGCTAGACCAGTAGGTGTATGAACTTCTGTGTGCTGCTGCTTAATCGCCTTTTTCGCCATAGTGCTGTAATGTTTTGATAAATGCGTTTCTTGCGTCCTTTCTCAAGGCAAGCACATCTTGCTTCAAGGCTTGTTTGTCGGTACGACGGCTGTAACTCTCTACTTCTTCTCTAAGCTTTTGCATAGCATTAGAGGTTGTATTTTCAGCACGTGAGTACTGACCGATAGCACAAAAGCCACCTAGCAAGAGGTGGAAAATACGAGGTAAGTACTTCATAATTTGGTTGATTGTTGGTTGTTATATGCTCTTTGATACGGCAAAGATAGCAACAACTCTCGAATAAAACAAATAATAAAACAAATAATAAGACAAACATATAAGATATATTATGATACGATACATCCTAACAGCACTCATCGCGTTTATCCTCATCAGCTGCACAACGACAAAAGAGATAACGCGCACCATCACTAAGCACGACACGCTGAGAGTAACACAGCGCGACACATTACGGCAAACCATTTACCACCGCGACAGCATTTTTTTTCGAGATAGCATCTACACAGAGGGGGCAACCCTCATCAAGGAACGATGGCGCGAGCGATGGCACATTAGGCACGACACACTACGCATCTCCAGAGTAGACACTATCTACCGAGCCAAGCACAGCACCGACAAGGCGCGCAAGATTGTCACGCGTCATCCGTGGTACTATGGACTTTTGCCGATTTTGGGCATCGTGGCACTCATCGCAAGCGGCATTTGGTATTTAGCGCGAGTATATAGACGATTTTAG